AGGTGCTAACAATGCCATGCTTGCGGCGAAGATCAGACGGCCATCGGTGATCCGCGTCGCTTAAGACCGCCAGAATCACGCCTGATCCCTGCTCCAACAGATCGCATCGCATCCTCAGCCACAATCGCCATCAAGCACGCGGCGTCGGCGCAGTGTGACGCCCAATCGTGTTCTGGACCTAACCCAATATCGCGCTCAACGTCCCATTTTTCGTGATACCAGCCTAAAGCCTCAATCCCAGGCGCAGTCGTATCCAAGTTCATCCAGATGCTAGGAAAGATACGACGCAACGCATTCACACGCGCCATTGCCGCGCCGCGGCCCTGATTTGGGACAACTACCACGTTGTACCCGGCACGCTCAAAAGCTGACTCATAACTGACGTTGTAAACCTTGTCATGCGTTGCACCGTCATGCGGCAAATACACATCGGTGTTTTCAGGCAAGTATCCATGCTCACGCATCCAGGCCAAGTGATGCCCAATTTCCTGCCCAACTTGCTCGTAGTAATCCAGCACCCGAACCTCACGCCCAATAAACTGCGCGGCCCAAAGTGCAAACGCATCGCTGTTTACGCCAGTACCACCAATATCGGCAAACAAACGCTTGCGCATATTCGGATCAATGGCAACACGGCACAAACGCCCCTGCGCTTTCATTGCCACAATCTGCTGCGTGAAATACGCGCCCTTTGTTGCAACGGCGTAGCCGCCTTCCCAGACATGCTCATAGCTGTCTGGATCGTTTTTTAACCATCGTTGACGCTGGCGCTCAAGAATCTCGGGAAACCTTGGGTTATCGCGCCAATTCATTTCAACAATCTTGAAACTTGGGTCTTGCGTCTGGCGAAACCGTCTATCCGTCGCGCTGCCCTTGCGCCCAGGATTCCACGTCACCCACAGCTCACTATCTTCCTGCCGCAATGTCGGAATCACAATATCCCATGAATGATCGCTGATCGTGTCAGCTTCATCAGCCCATAACAGCAGTATCTTTGCCTTTGACTTCAACGACATGATTGTTCGTTTATCCATACCGGCAAACTTGTAGCTGACGCGCCCGCTTTTGGTTCGGATGAATTTCTCGCCAATATCAAAATGCGGAGCAAGCCACGGCTCAGAATCAATCGCAGCCTTTACTTCGGCCAAAGAAGAATCATCAATCGAGTTAAGAAACTCACGGCCACAGACAATCACGCCCTCGCGCCCTGCCTGATCCCACATAAACGCGCGGATTGCGGTCATCTTGGCAAACGTCACAGTCTTGCCGCTGCCACGCCCGCCATAAGCGCCCCGCACATCGGCCTGGCCCGTAAACACCGGGATCAGCTTGTCAGGTATCTGAACCTGAACAACACCATTACTCATTTTTTATCGAGCGACGCAAGCTCAATCCGGTGAATGATGCTGGTTGCCTGCTGCCTGTTGTCAACCTCAAACACACCGTTAATCCGCCCAATCAGCTCAAGCGCCTTGATGCGTGCAGAGTGCGAAGCAAACTCCGTGAAATCGTCAGCCTCTTCCTTGAGCCTACGCCGAACCCACTCGGCCTCAGTCTCGGTTTTTGTAGCAATCCTGGCTAATTCGGCATCCACAGCTTCACGAACCTTAAATTTAGCTAAGAGTTGCGCTGCCTGCACGTCGGCTGTTTTTGGTGAATAACCGGCACGTATTGCGGCCTGAGTTCCATTGAGATCAACGACATATTCACGCACAAACGCCTGCTGTTTATCGTTCAGCACGTTTTCAGAACCGCGAAGCTTACTCATGATCGAATCTCCAAAATGTCAATGCCATGCACCGACTTCATAAGGTGGCGCTTGATCCGATATGCTTCAGGCACAGCGCCCTTCACATCGGCCACAATCGTCTGGCCGTCCTCTTGCCACACGAAGTCCGCGATGTAGCGCAGCGGCGGGCGCTTGCGGCCACCGATCACGACACTTGGCGCAAGCTCGTACACCACCTGGCGCTGCAAGCTTGACACTTCATTGGCCTTAACGCGAATCTGCAACAAGCGCCAGTAGCGGGCTTCAGCCTTGGAATCAAACTTGATCCCATCAATCTCGACATGCTGATTTGCGTACTTCTGGCCCTTAGTCTGAGCAGCCTTTTGCCTTCGATCTGCATACGCCTGATCGCGCGATAAAGTTGGCCGCAACAGTGCCGCAGCTTCGCGTTCAGTGACATACATCACGACAAAATCCCCCAAATCAACCCGCGGCGCATCCCAAACAAAATTTCATCACAGCTCAATCCGGTTTCGTCTGGATCGGGTTTTCTGTACATGCAAGCTGGTTCGCAATAGCCTGCATCAGCCCCGCCCAAATTCCTGATTCGTGATGATCGAGTTCCTTTGCTCTGACGCGCACGTAGGGCAACCAACCAGGCTGTCTGGCGAGATTGCAAAGATGATTGAGTTGACTGGTAAATGCTTCGCATGGTTTTTCGTTATCCATTTCAGGTTATTCTACGGCAATCGTTGATTCACGCAAAGCGGCGCGATAACACCGGATTTGATTTTCGTTGAGCTTATCCCCGGCTTCGTGGCGTGCTTTCAACCGCTTGGCCCAGGCCTTGTGATCGATGATCCGTTGCAACGTCGCGGCGGTGCGCACCGTTGCCAACTTTTCAAACTCTGCGGCAAGACGGCTTGGATCTGCCTGCGGCTCAGGAAGCGCAAGCCGTGTGGGTTTTGGTGCCTTCAGCGCCAGCGAACGGAACACCGCAGCGGTAGGCGGTTTCTCGTCGTCCAGCGTGTCAAACGCGAACGTGATCGCCTCGGGCCAATGCTCAAACCCGGCAAGCACGGTTGCCCAATCATGGCGTACCGCGTCCATGTCAACGCCTTTCCAGCGTGCGGTAAACCTGTCGCCGTAGCGCACGGTTAGGCGCTCAAAAATCCGATCAATCCATGCGATAGGTAAGCTCATGCTGCCGCCCCGCCTGAGAGCATTGACGGGCCTAAAACACGGCTCGTAACGTCGTAAACCATGCCCGATAATGCGCTGCTTGGAACGCTTTGCCCACGCGGTTTTGCAGCCACGCCTGGCGCAAAAGCTGCAACCCTTTCCCGCGCCAAACGCTCGTCGCGCTCAGAGAACGATTCGGCATTTGCGTCACGCCTGGCGGGTGGACTGCTGCCCTGCACCCACTCGGCTTTGAAGCCTGTCCAGCCGCGCGTGCAACACACCCGGATTGCTGCGTCCAGCGTCATACCCGCTTTTTCTGCCTCTCGGCGTATCCCGTTGATTGCGGTTTGCGTGACGGGTGCGTGTTTTGCTTTTCGCAGCGTCTGAAAATCTTTCCACGTTGCCGGATCAACATCGGAAACGTCAACTTCAGATTTTTTTGGAACATCAACGCGCCTCGCGCGGTGTATTTCTTTATCCTGTTCCTGATACTGTTCCTGATACTGTTCCTGTTCCTGATTAAGAAAGGGTTGGCCAAGGGTTTCGGAAGGGTTAGACGGTTGAACCTCTAACAAAGTAGCCAACTCATTGTTTTCGTTAAAGATTTTACGTTTCCAGCAACATGCATCTGGCACCTGTGACGCTATCTTTTGAACAGACTTGCGCTGGTTCGGGTTTTCCGGTGGATTCCACTCCAAATGCTTGTTAATTACGACCCATTTCGTCGTTTCGCAACGGTTAGCAAAACCGTTTACCAACAGTTCGGCAAACCCTTTGCTAACCCTTTCCTTATCCCATTGCAAATCTTCACAAACGTACCCATCTGGTAGCCTAAACATGCCTGCAATTGTTCCGTGCGGTGAGGTCAAAAGGTACATTGCCAGCGACCGCCCATCCTCAGACATTGATCTGATAGTGGAGCTTGTCCAGAACGACGTGTGGACTTTCCCGTAATCACGCATTTAAGCCTCCATCAATCCCAAGCGCATAAGCCTCCCGCCAGGCGTCAGCGTGATAAGCCTTTACCGTCCCGTAATTGGCATCAAAAATATCAATGACGGGAGACCTTAAATCTTGCGAAGCAGACTTCAACCGTCGCCAGTCAAAGTGCTGGCCGTGATACAGCATTTCCATTCGCTTGATGGACGCATAGTCCTTTGACCTGTCTAGCTCAACCTGTAGGGCATTGGCGCGCTGAATAGCTGCACTTGCTGTAGCCATTGCCGTTGCCTCACGGCGTGATCCAATCTCGGCTTTGGTAGCGACAGCCTTATCACGCTCAAGCGACAGTAGTTCA